ACGTTCCTTTTGTGCAGCTCCTTGCCAGTTTCGCCCCCACGATTACGCCTTTTGTCCTTTTCAAGTCCAACACCCGAAAAGACCTTTTCAGGTTGCCGGGATGATATTTTGCCACTCTTTGCCCTTCGCCGCGCCGCGCCCGTCCGCCCCTGCTCTTTGGGTAGCGGATGTGGATTTTTGCGCCAATTGGTGCGCCCGCCTGCATCGCATCTACCATCGGCACGGCTGAATCTGTCAATATTTCGTCGCGTTCCCTGTCGAAATTGTACGTCAATTTTTCCAGCTTTTTCACCGCTTGATTGACTTGCCTTTGCCAGTCGTTCGCGTCTATGGATAGTTGTATTGCGTTTGGCATATTTGAGGATTTTATGGATAGACGCGGATTTCTACGGACATTGCGTTCCAGTGGTCTATCACGCTTCCGGTTATGTCAGTGGCAAGCAACTGAACTGTATCATCTGTTTTCCTGCCCATGTTTCCAACAAAAACATCATCGGCTATGTAATTTGCATTTGTAAGGCAGAACGTTTTACCTGCCAAAAAAACCCCTTCCAGTGTTGCTATATAAACGCCTTGCTCCTCATAACTCCACACCACCGTCCCGCCCAACGTGTTTTCCAAAACTGTTGCAACTGGCGCGTCTGTGCCGCTTTGACTAAGCAGGGCAACGTATTTCAAATAAGAGCCCCCGCCAATGTCGCCGCCATCCACATATTTTGTCGCGCTGCTTTCCAAAACCGGAACACGGTCGCCCGCGCCCAAAGACGTTGCTTCGGCTAATTCGCTTAAATATGTCGAAAATGTTTTTGCTGCCATTATGCAGGTGTTAAAACGTTGCCGTCGTCGTCGGTTAAAGCGTTTCCGTCGTCATCGGTCAAATAGTCTATTGTTTCCTCTCTCATTTGACAGGTAAGCACGGTAAAGCGGTCGCGCCCCAAAGTGCCGATGCCGATAATGTCACAGATTTCAATTTGTCGGTACAGCACCCGCATTTTTTGCCCCATGTTCAAAGAGGGGTCGTATCGGATTTCAAAAACGATTTTCCGAAATGCCGTCTGCTCGTCTGCGCTGTACGTTTCCTTCATTCCCGTGTCCGGCCACTTGACCCGCGCTAAAAGCGTCGCGTATGTTTCCCATGTCAAAACCTGCTCTCCCGAAGCGTTGCGGCTTTCCGTGTAGGTCTGGATGGTGATTCCTTCATCCATCGCGCCTATGGAGGGCAGTATTTTCGAGAGGTTTTCCATTAAATCAAGTGATACCTTCTTTGAAAAGCAATCGCCGCAAAAGAGCGGATTTTGTGGTTGTTCGCGTCGTTAATCGGTATGTCTTCCCGGTTCTCGTAAAGGAATCCGACCATGAGCAAAATCGAACTGATAATGTCCTCCGGTACGCTTGCCGCGTCCGCATAGCCAGCCAAGTAAACGCACTTCCAACGGTTCGGAAAATCGCCCGTTGTCGGCCAACTTGCCGTAGTCTTTTTCACGATTCGGGCAAGCGGCGAAATACTGTCGAGCGTGTAATTCGTCGCGTCGTAGGCCGTATAACTGCCGCTCGCGTCTGTGTAAGACAGCACGGGCAGCGTCGAGGTGATGAGCGGCGAAACAGACAGTTCAAATTCGGCGTTGCACGGCGTAAAATCCCAAACCTGCGTTATGGTTTGCGATATGACCGCCGTTCCGGTGTGGTGTTCATATAGCGTCCGCGATGCCTTTACAATATTGTCAATCAACGTGTTATGGAGCGACGTTGTGACGTTCAGATAGGTTTTGGCCTCCGCTGTCGAGATTGGCTCGCTTGCGGGCGCGGTCGTTACCTTCCAACTTGTTCTTTGCATCGCGTGTCCCATTTTTCAACAATTGCCTTTTTCCGGTTGTGAGCAGGGGCAACGGCCACGAAAGTCATCGTGCCTTGAATAATCAAGGCTTGCGCTATTTCGTCCGGCAAATCGTATTCGATGCCTTGCTGAAATTCTCCTTTTGTGACCGTCGCCCGTACTATCATGCCGTTTAAGTGGTCTTGTTTTGCAGGTATTTGATTGAGCCAGCAGCAACGAGGTTAGCGTCAATGCGTGTCCATGCCAAAAAGCCCGCTTTCAGGTTTTCAAAATACCGCTCATCGCTGCGCCGTACCTGAATCCCGGCCACGCGGCGGATTTTGTATTTCGAGAAGTCGCCGAACGCAACGATTTTCGCAGATTGCGCTTGCGTTGATGCCATGTCGTTGTTGATGAAAATAGGCTTTCCGAGCAAGCGGTCTGGCTCTCCCTGCACGAGAGACGGCGTGAAAATTTGCACTGTGTCTGTGTTGCCCACGTCAAGTTTGCGGGCGGCGGCGAGGATAAGGTCGTGCATCATAAAGCCTACTTTCGGCCCCATGCGATACGCAGCGTCAACGCTGTGGTACAGGTCAATCAGTTCAACCTTCGTAAACGCCGTTTGTGAGGCCGCCTCTTTGCCCGAACCGATTACGGTAATAAGGCCGTAGGGTTGGTTTGTGCCTGTTCCCGTTGTTAGTTTCGCGTTGATGTTTCGCCCGATGCGCTCCGCCAAAAGGCCGCCAAGTGCAGAGGAAAGGCTCACCGATTCGTCCTGAATAAGTTGGTAGGAAACCTGCACTACGTTCGAGTGGAACGTATAGGCGTTGAAAAGAACTTGGCCGAACGCCATATCTGCAACGGCGATAGTGTCAGCCTCTGGCACTTGAATGCCGCCCGTGCTGCTGGTGTCGTTTCCGGTAGGCCATTCGAGCGTTCCGCCGATGCTGGTGTTGAAGGTGTCGCAGGCTTGCAAAATGCCGCCGTACCACTTCATTTGCATTTCGAGTTCGCCAGAAAAGGAGGTCGGAACGAGAAAGCCGCCCAAACTGTCGGTAGTGGTAATTTGCGTGTCTGTGCCGCGCGTTTGAAGCATTCGCTTTTCCTGCTCATTCAATGCGCCCGTGCCATGCCGCATATACCGCTCCCAAACCTTGTCATAAGTTTGAGAATCGCCGTTTTCTGGCTTCGCGTTTTCGCGCTGCTCTTGCGCCCGAAACTCTGCGGTCGCCATGTCTTTCTCGCGCTGCTCAAACTCTTCTGCCAGTCGGATAGCCTCCGTAAGGCGGCGAAACTCCGAATCGGCGTTTTGCCATTTTGTTTCCTGTGTGGCATCGGCGAACTTGCCATCATCGCCGATTTTTTCGCGTATGTCCTTCATTTCCCGAAAGACTTTTTCGCGCTGCTGCTTTAATTCAAGTGCCGTAGCCATGATTTAGCGTTTGTTATTTGTTTGTGTTAGAAATTCAAATCATTTCAAGTTCCTTCATTTGAAGGTCAAGGTCGTAAACTGAAAAAACAGGGGCTTGTGTTATGCTGGTCGTTGCCGGGTCTGGCGGCAATGAAGCCCGCCATTCGTCAAACATAGAACGAGAAAAGCGGGTGTTCGTCGTTGTCCCTTCGTATGCTGCAAAGGTGACGGGCGAGACATCAAAAAGTTCTTTGCCTTTTTCAAGATACAAAACCGCAACCTTGCCGCGATACGCCAATGTGTCCAAATCGGATTCAGAAAGTTGACCCTCGAGTTCGCTTCGGTCAACTTCGCCCCACTTGTAAGAAGCAACGGTAAAACCAAACGATGATTCGTACACATACCCGCCCTCAATGAGTTCGTAAACGTCTGCGCGATGTTCCGGCAACTTAGAAATATATTCAAGCCCGTTTTCGTCTGTCCGAAGCGCAAGTGTCCCGTTTCTCTTTCTCCCCAAAATTTGGCTTTCGGAATGATTGAACAAACAGGCGCAGCGGTCGTCTTTTATGCCGTCGAAAAATCCCGGCATCACGACTTCGGCATACCAGCCCATGTTGGTAAAGCGGTTGAAAATAGCGCCATAGCCGCCTATTTCCATTTTGCCGTCGTCGGCTTTTTTAGCGCGGCATTGAGTGGGAAAAAACCGCCGCTCAATCGCGCCGCCTATTTCGGGCATCTCACCCGTTGCTTGCTTGCGGTGTTCCATTTTCTTCGTCTGAATTAGTGTCTGTTTCTTGCCCGTTGCCAGATTGGTTTTGGGTTTTAAGCATCATTTCTGCGGTAAATACCGTTTGGCCTTCGCCGTTGGGCAACTTGTCATAGTTTTCAAGTTCCCGCACCTCGTCAACGCTCAACCATCCTATTCCTGTTGAGGGGCCGCCAAGTGCCAGTTTATAGTAATCGCCCCTCGCTTTTGTGTCGCCGCGAAGCAGTGCCGCGAAGTTGAACCTGAAATAGTACCGCTCGTTCTCAAGTTCGTCGGCGGTTAAAAGTTTGATTCCAAACTCCATTTCGGTTTGAACAGCCCAGGGGCGCAGACAAAGCGTCACGAACTGAATGCCCATCGTTTCCATGTTGTTCAGGGTCGCTTTGTCGAGTTGCGCCAAAAGCGGAACAGGCACTCCGAAAATTCGCGCGGCTTGGTTGACCTGAAAGTTTCGCGTTTCGTTGAGCATTGCCTCTTGCAAATTCACGCTGACTTTTTCGGCTTTCATGCCGCCGTCAAGAAAAATCCACCTGCCAGCATTGCCGATGCCGCCATACTTTTGACCGAACTTTTTTCTCGCTATTTCGCGCTGTTCCGGTTTGAGTTCCTGCGGGTAATAAATAAACCCGCCCGTGTGCGCACCGTTCGCAAAATATGAATTGCCAAACCGCTCCGACAAAATTGACGTGCTAATGGTGTCCCGGTGGGTAGTTACAACTGACTTGCCGCAAAGCGCATCAAGCGTAAGCCCTTTGATGTGAATGACATTTTGAGCGTCGAGCGTTTCTTCGACATATTTGTCCCCAACTTGCCGCCTCACCATGTAATAAAGCCGCCCCGAACTTGAGCGAAATTGAGATACTGTCGAAGCGTCGAGCAGTTCCAAATCAGTCGGCCTTCCGATGCCGTTGCGGTGAACCTTGACAAAGGCATCGCCGAAACACGCCTGCGCGAAAAGGGCGGCGCGAAAATCAAAAGAGGAATATAGTTTAAGGTTGGGTGTCGGCTGAATCCTTACCAAGTTGTAAGCGGGATGCCGTTTGGCGGGGGCGCTCCCTGTGTCTGTTTGCTCGAATATGCCAAATGGAAGACTTGCCAGCGTTCGGCTCACCTTGCCAACGGCATCCCAAATCGCGGGAACAGACAAGGCGTTGTCGCGGGTGACAACTACGCCGTTTTGCGTGACTGATTGAATGTCGGTATCCCACCAACGCCACTCCGACAGGCGCAAATCGCCGCTTCGTTGCTCAACCTGCTGCATCGGTGCAGGGGCGTCAACAAAAAAAATAGAGCGAAGCGATAAAAAACCCATTTTGAGCAAGTTGCCCAAAATTGCGGCCACTTTTTATGTTAAGTAGGTAGGCTGTGTGACTTTTGAAAATGCGGATTAGGGTGTCTCTAAAAAGTCCTCTGGCTTTTCCGGTCGCCACATATACTCTCCGGGATTTTCAGGATTCTCAGCCTCGCCAACTTTTTGGCCTTTACCCATAAAAAGGTTGTAAAGTTCGGTGTCGGCTTCGCTGAAAAACACAAGGTTGGTAGGTCTGACAAGTGCGCTTGCCCAATCGGTGCAAAGCATTTTGTTAATGTCATCCAGCGACGAAGCATCTAAAAACTTCCATTTCCGAAAGGACTTGGTGATGCACACCCAGTCGAGAGTGTCTTTATTGCCTATGTAGAGCCTATTGTCAGCCATTATTTTTGAAGTCGAACAGTATTTGAAAGATGCCCGCTTCTTTCGCGGGTGAGGGCGTTTTTAAAGGCTGTCAGACTTGAATACCTGCGAAGGCCAAACGGCAATTCGCTTTCTGTCGCCTCCCATGCCTCGCGGCGGGTTTTGCCGTCGGCTATGTGCTGCCGAAACCGGGCGAAGTAGCCGTCGTTGGTGAGCAGTTCGGCGGCGCGTTCGGATTCGATTTCAAAGTCTTTGTCAATCATTCAAAAATCGTTTTTATCGGTTGTTCACGCAAAAAACAGTTTTATTGCCGTCAAAATGAGAAACAATAGGGTTAAGGCCGAAGTTGACAAAACTACAATAACAAAACGCCTGTGAAAACGCCTGTCTGCCAAATCCTGCCTTTCTATTTCGGCGGATATTTGTGTGATTGTATCAAAAATATCACTCATGCTGTTTGCGTTGCCCCGCCAATCATCCGAACGATGCTTTCAAAGCGTTTGCGGTTGACTTCGAGTAGGTTGTAATGTTCTAAAATCCAGTCTTTTGACTGCCTCCAAATACTTTCAATGGTTTCGGGTTCGGTCGTAAATTCAGACAGCGCCATTTCCCAGCCTTCTTTCCCAGCATAGTTTGTCACGCACACGCCGCCCGCCATTGTTGCCTCCATCCATGCGATGCTACTTTTCGCGTCGTTAAATTTGTTTTCTTCGAGCGGCTTCCAAAAGACGTTTGCGCCCGTGCTGCCAAGCGAGGCAAAGAAGTCCAAAACTCCGTCGTAATCCACAAAATCAACGTTTTTGCCATGCTCCAAATTCGGCCAATAGCCCCAAAACCGCCACCGCTCATATTTGTCCCGCCAATTTTTGTACCATTCCTGAGCGAAAGGGGCTGTTATGTCGGAAAATTGCGCCGTGCTGCCACGCCAACAGGCAATACCCTTGTAAGGGGCTGGTTTGTCGGGCAGGTTGCCGGGTAAAACCGCGTTGGGTATTTTTATCGCCCGCCCCAAATCGCCGACGCTGTACCGCAGTTGCTCGGTGGAAACCCAAACCATGTCCGCCATGTCGTATATTTCCCGCATCCGCCGGAAGTGCCGCCTGTACCCTGACGCGGCAAAGTGATAATAGGGCAAATTCCAAAGGTCGTCATCGAGGTCGCAAAGCAGATAGACGGGCTTTTGGGTTTGGAATTTCTTGATTGATTCGGCGATTTTTAGCGCGTTGTCAGACGTTGGCCGGAACATCAAAACGACATCGGCCTGTAAAATGTCTGAAACAGTCGGGTTGTGGCTGTACTGAAACTCTATTTGTGTCGCGTACTGGGTGCGCAGGATAGAGAGGGGCAAGGTGTTGCGCCACCACGAAACGCCGTCAAAACTGCCTGTGTCGTAAACGAGTATTTTTATCATTTCTCAAAATTGTATTGCTTCCACATTTTTGCAAAAAAGGCTTCGGGGTCAGATTGCCATTCGGCTATCCTTTGCTGGTGCGGATGGTCGTAGCCCGCCGCCGCAAAAGCCTCCATGTGGTTGACAAGTTTCTTTTTCATTTGCGCGAACGAGCGGACGGGGAAATGTTCGATAATAAGCCCCTGACAGTCTTTCCCGTCGCCCGTCGTCACCAAATGGTTGCCGATACAGATTTCTTGCTCTTTTGTGATTCGCCCAAAGCATTTGTGAAACGGGTAAACGAGCCACTTTTTGCCGTTTGGGGCAACATCGAAATAAAGGACTTTGAACCAATCGCCCTCCTTCGCGTCGAGCCTTTCGAGGTATTCCGGCACGGTGTCGCCGCCAAAATGCCAAAACTCGTCCGCGTCCGCCGGGAATATCCATTGCGCCCCGTCGTCAATAGCACGGGCTTTGAGCCGCCCGATACGCTCGTGCATCACATACGCTTTTACGGGGTCGCTTTCGAGGTAATGCACAATGCCCTTGTGGTGGAGGTATTCGAGCAGTTCAAATGTGCCGTCTGTGCTGCCGTTGTCGCAAACATAAATTCTCGCTCCGAGAGCGTGCCACCGCTTAACCGATTTCTCGATGATGTCGCCTTCATCCTTCACCATCATCACGGCGGCAAAATCAATGTGTGCGGTTGTGCCGTTCTTCATCGCCGGGCTTTGTAAAGCGTGAGAGAAAGGCAAAAAAGACGGCTGCCGTTTTTACCAAGATTGTGCCGATGATGGATTTCATTTTTTGCGCTTTTTTGACGGTTTTTCAATCCCTTCCTTTATTTCTTGCCACTTTTTTTCAAAGGAATCCGTAAAGCCATGCGGCTGCAAGTCAATCACAACAGTAAAGCCGTTGCCCACTTTCAAATCCGGGTCTTCGACATATTTAGGCGGCACATAAAACCCCAACGCCGCGCACATTTCCTGAAATGTCCCGCTTGTCCATCGCGTGTGGTGTTCGTCGCTGTCGCTGTATGGGATTTCGCCGCGATGCCGGGCAAATAGCGTGTCGAGCGGGGTAATGAGTTTGCCCCTGTCGCTTTCCAGCGCGTCGGGTTGCGGGCAAACAATGTAGATGTACTTTCGGGCAATCCGCGCCCATTCTTTCAGGGCTGCGATTGGGTCAAAGAAATGCTCGATGACGTGCGAGGCAATGACAAAATCAAAGGACTTATCCGCAACGGGGATTTTGTCGCCGGGCGCAACGATGTCAACGGGCAAAAATTCGCCGCAAAGCCTTACTTGCTCATCGCGGTATATTTGACCGCGCGGGTCGTCCGTTCCGAACTTGTCAACGTTCACGATGTCCAAACCCCACTGGTTGTGGCGGCTGCCGCCAACCTCAAGCCCTTTTAGTCCGTCGAGCAGTTGGTGTGCAAGGGCTGATTCTTTGAAAAACTTAGATTTGTAGATTGGCATTTTATATCGTTATCAATTCTGTTTCTTCGTCAAAAAGGTAAGAGCCTGTCTGTGGTGTTCCCAAGTATTGCAGCCAAACAAAAATGGCGTCCACCATTGCCGCCACGCCGTCTATTTTTTCCGCGCTCTTTTGTTTGTTCGGCTTCACGTTGTCCTGACTGTCGTAATCAAGCGCGATGTTTCGGAAGTTCCACAACAAAACCGGGTTTGCATCCAGCGTTATTTCCTTCGCCAAAACCATCATTTCAATTCGCTTTGTCGGGTTGGATTGCCAGCCGAAGCGGGGCAGCACCTTTTGCATATTCAGCCCGTTGCCCGCAAGTTCCGCCGTCGTCTCCCATGCGTTCCATTCGTCGTAACCGATGCTGTGAATTTGGCACTTTTCCTGTAATTCGTAAATCACCCGCTTGATTGCCCCGTAGTCAACAATATTTCCCGGCGTTGTCAGTATATGTCCTTGCTCCGCCCATTCCTGATAAGGTGCTACTTCGTTCCGCTTTTTAACCGTATCCTCCGGCAGCCAGAAGAGGTTTTTTGAAATGGCCTCCCGCTCATCGTCGCCCGGTGAAAATATGCAAAGGCTTGTTAAGTCCGTTGTTGCGGCAAGGTCAAGCCCTAAAAACACTAAACGCCCCTCAAACCCGCTCAAATCAACAGGCCGCATAATTGCCTTTATTTGCTCTTCGGGAATCCAGACTTTCGGAGCGTCGAGCCAGCAGTTAAAGTTCTTTGTCAGAACGTGTACCCGCGTCGAACTTCCCTTGTTTTGCGCGTCTTTTACCTGTTCCAAAAGGTAGGTTTCGGTCGGGGTGCTGCCCAAGTTCGGGTTTGACTTTCTCGCCAGCCTTAATATTTCCCGCGCCTGTTCGGGGTGTTCGGGGTCAAGGCTCATTATCGTTTCGATTTCCCCTTCATCCTGTGTGAATATGATTGCAAAAAGGCTGTCTTGGCTTCTGTCTCCTTTCAGCACCGCGACGGCGTTCGCCCGCTCTACTTTGAAGCATGGGAACTCCTTTTCAAATCCTGCCGTCGTGATTATCAAAAGCAGCGGGCTTTCCCGGCTGCCCATGCCTGTCTGCATCACGCCCTTTACGCTGTCTGTCTTGTGGGCATGGTATTCGTCAATTACCGCGCAATGCGGGTTAAGCCCGTCCAATGTCCCCGCGTCCGCGCTCACCTTTTGGATAAAACTGTCCGTCGGGTGAAAGTTGACGCTGTTCGCAAGCACCTCGATTTGTTTGCTCAGCCCCTTTGAATCGCTCTTGAGGTACTTGCACATTTTCTTTGCCGCCCGAAACACCATGCCCGCTTGGTCGCGGGTTGTCGCCGCCGTGTAAACTTCTGCGCCCTCTTCGCCCTCGAAAAACCCGGTGTATATCTCGATGCCTGCCGCAAGTTCCGATTTCCCGCCCTTTCTCGACTCTTCGATGTAGGCTTGCGTGAACCGCCTTGCCCCACCTTGTTTGCGCCTCCATCCGAACAGCATAGCCAAAATGAAAGCCTGATTGTCTTGCAGGTTGAACGGCTTGCCCCCCAACGCCCCTTTTGTGTGCCTCAAAGCCCTGAAAAAATTGAGCGCCCGCGATGCCTGTTTTTCTGAAAAGCAAAAGGCGAAGTTTTCGTCTTTCTGCCTTTCCAAATCTGCCAAATGCCGCTCCACCGAAAGCCGGGTCAATGCGCAAACCAACTCCCGGCCACTTGTCACGTTTTCAATGTATCGCTGTGCCTGTTTCAATTGCTGTTCAAGATTGACAATATCGGGTCGTCGTCATCTTTTTTGCCGCCCGTCTGCTTCATGCTCATCGCGGCTCGCGGGGTGTAGCCGAACTGCTCCAAAATGCGGAGCATCAAGGCGAGCATCTCCTTTTCAATTGCGACTGCCGGGTTTTGCTTTGTTTGGCCGCTGTCCGTTGTAAAGGTTATGCCGGATGCGTCCACCTCTTGCTTTGCTTTCCACCACGTTAGCCATGCGTTGCAGTACCTTTCGAGCAGTTCTAAGTAGGTGTCTGACAGCATTTCGTCACGCTTT